GGCGGTCATGCCGACAGCAAGCGTGGAGCGGTACAGCGCGCCGGTGTCGATAACTTTCAGCAGGGCTATGCGCTCGCGCCATATCTTTATCATCGTGGAGTTGAAGGCCGTAACATATCGGCGGCGTTCTTCTTCGGGGGTTAAGGTAGCCATAGGTCGGGATTGTATCGTAAATCGGTGAAGGTGTCTATCGCTATCTGAAAGTAGGCGCAGGCTGCGCCGGAGAAGAAGTATCGCTCTATCTCGGTGAAGGATATTTGCGGGTCGAGGTATATGCGGTTTTCCTCCAGTCGGGTTTTCTCCTGAAGAAGCACCGACATATATTGCCGGAAAAGTTCGCGGAGGGTGTCGAAGCACCCCTGCCGCGCGTCCATATCGTCGAGGGCGTGGCGCATGGCGAGAAACACGGTCTTAATGCGGCGTGTCCGTGGGGTGTTGTTCATATCCATAAAGCCCTCGGAGGTGTCGCTGACGGCCACGACAGCCGGTGCGGATTGGAGGTTGTGCAATGCTTCCTCGAAGCCCTCCAGTCCGCTTACACGGCAGAAAACGAAGTTTTCGCGCCGTGCGAGGCGGTTGCGGTCGGTCAAACGCCCGAAGAAGGCGGTAGCGTTCCATGAGAAGGTCGAGAGTTCAGGGTCGGGGGTGGAGGTGTTCATTTCTTCGGGAATTTGGCGTTAAACTCTTTGTATTCTTTTGCTTGCGCGTCCAGTTCGGTGAGCGCGCGGTGGGTGTCGAGGGCGAGGATTTCGCGCTCTTTGGTAATATCTCCTTTGGTGAGTGCGCGAATCATGGCGTTTACGGCCTGTTGGATTTGTGCGCCGGAGGGCAGACGGCTGCCTCCAAGCAGGTTGTCGGGCTGCGAGGCGGTCTGAAAGAAGTGGGGATAGAGCCGTGCGAAAAGGTCTTTTACGGAGGCAAACCAGTAGAATACGCTCACTCTATGAGCAGGTGAAAGGTTATGGGGTGAGAGGTTATGGTTATAGAGTATGCTTGCGAGTTGGTCGAGCAGATCATCACGCCGGGTTGCGAGATAACCTTGATAGAGGTTGTCGCAGATGATGAATTTCTCAAAGGCCACTTCGGAGAAGTCGGGTGCAAACGGGCGGTAACACCCGATGCGCGAGATACAGACCGGCAGCGGCGGTATGGTGTCGAGCCAGTCGAGCGCCGAGAGGCATTCGGCGATTTGGAGGGCGGAGAGGCGGAAAGTGCGTTTGCCGAGGCGACAGATATAATCGGCTTGCCGCTCTACCCCAGCAGAGAACTCGGCATTGTGGCGGTGTCTGACCGACAGACCCGCCCACCGGCACAGGCACAGTGTCTTAATCTCGTCGGAGGTATAATTACGGGCTATAAGCTCAAAAGCGTAACGGAGTTGCGCGTCGGAAAGCTCGTGCCAGCCCAGCGGCACGGTGAGGTCGATATGTAAAACGGGCGATTCCATACCGCGAAAGTATGGTGTCGCCCGTTATGACGAAAAGACGGGGATTTATTTAGGCCAAAATAAACGCTGAATAGTAGGCAAATTAAAGTATTGAATTAACGTATTTCAAGATAAATGAATAGCCATCTATTTCCTCATCTCCAATCCATGTAGACATTCCGCTACGTCTATTATTATTTTGAGCTTCTTGAATAAGCTCTACAACTTTGTGCTCTTTATGATTATGCAGTAGGGCTATAAGATAAGTTAATGAAACATCACCTCGCATATTCGTAGCCTGGGGCATATATCGGTCTGCCGATGGATTTTGAGAAATGAAATCTGCTATTTCTGCTTCGATTTTGTTAAAAACTGATGTCCAAACTTTCTCAAAGTCTTGTTCGGTATAATTTTTCCAATTATCAACAAATGTTTGGTATTCTCCAATAAGTTCACCAGATAAAGCAAACGCTCCATTGCCACGCAAACTTAAAGGTTTTTTATTTTCCGGCATTTGGAAAATATCCCACCACAAATCGTCTGCATATAGAGGTTTAACTTTCAAATCTACACTTGTATCTACAAGATGAAGTATATAGAAAAAGTAGCCGTTGACTATTTTATAGCTAACGTACCCACTTTTCTTATAGCCGAAATGATTTCCAACTATCTTGCGGTAGTTGTTAATACCTTTTTCAAATTCCTTTTTTGTCATATCGCAAAATTACTTAAAATCGGGCAGAAAAGCAATGAAAAGCCCCACCGATTGCTCGGTGAGGCCGGAGGCGGCGGCTGTCGTGTTCAGTCGTCGCCGTGGAGGTTGATGCTTGCGAGGTATTCGGAGCAGTCGGCGAAGCGGTCGAGTGCGATTTGCAGCGCGGCGGTGCGTGTGGCGGCGAAGATGTTAGACAACAGACAGGTCGAGAAGTCGGTGAAGTGAACGTAGACGAAGAAGCGTTTAAGCCCTTCGGGGCATACTGCCGAATAGTCGGTGAGGTTGGCGAAGCTGTCCTGTGCGATGCGTTTGTCCGATGTAATCATAATGCAATGTTTTAAGGGTTTATGTGCCGTGGCACGTTAGATTTTATGTGCATACGGGTGCAAGCGTCAAGCGGTTGGCGGTGCAAGGGTGATTACCGTATTTCATTATGAAATCGGGGGAACGCGGAGCGCACACCTGCCCTTGCATAAACCGCGGCTTGCTAACTTTGCACAGGAAAATCAGTGCCCCGTGCCGTAATGCCGCATTGCATAGCGTCGGGCAAGCGGTGTCGGCCAGGCTCGCGGCATCACCGGCGGCGGTATGATCAGAACCAATAGCCTTTTGCTTCTTTGGCGTTGCGGAACACAGGGGGAGAGAACAGCCGGGCGGTGTCGGAGCGGTGCCATTCGGGGAAGGTGTCGGGGCGTTTGCGGATATACTCGACAATATCGCGGAGGCTTTCATCGCGCGGCGGTCGGTCGCAAACGATGTCGGCGGCGTGTCCGCGGAGAGCTTCGGCCAGTCGAGCGTCGAGGGTTGATAGTTGGGAGGGATTTGATATGCCGAGGGTTTCATCACGGAGCCGCTGCATGAGTTCGTGGGAAATATAACGGGCGGCAAGTGTCGCCTCGGCATTTATAATCTTCGGGCGCAGTTCGAGGTATTTATCCCACAATGTAGAATGTGGAGCGCGAGCCGGAGAAAGTGATATGATATGCTTCGGCAGAAAGAGCGTGGCGCGGAAGAAGTCGCACGGGGGCGTGTCGCGCCATTCGGGAGAGGCGGCAAGCATCGGCATGAGGGCGTTGATGGCCGTGTCGCACTGGGAGCGATGGGCGGCGATAAGCCGGTCTACCCTGTCGCGCGATGCCGGGGCGAGGTTTTGGTTACTCACCACGGCAAAGCCGTTGACGGTCTGCACGAGGTCGATCGACGGTATGGCGTCGGCGAGTGCGCGGTGCGCGGCGACGGCGGCAAGCGCAGTGAGCAATGGGGCGTGAGGATTGGCGGCGAGTGTCGCGTTAATGACGGATTCGGGGCAGAAAGTGTCGAAAATCCATTGCTCGGCGGTGTCGAGCCAATGGGCGATTTTGTCGTATAGTGTCTGTTCGCCCTTAACGGCGCATACTTGCTGTGGCACGAAGCGGCGCAGGTCGGTGTCGTTATTTATCAGTCTTGCCATCGGTAGTAACGGTTTTGGCGTCGCGGTTTTCGTCGAGCGTGGTTAATTGGATAAATGGGATAAGGGGTTTCACGCCTTTCCAGCCGTTGAAGCGGATTATGATGCGGTGAACGGCGAAAAGTAGGTCGTGGTACGGTTTCTGAAGGGCCTGGGCGATGGTGTAAAGCTCCCGTTTGTCGGAGCCTGAGTTATTTGTCTGCGCCTTGCCGGGCACGGAGCCTACGAGGTTGGAGTGTACGCGCAGGGTGAAGCATATCATATTGACGGCCTCCTGTATGTCGCTCTCCCAGTCCCCGCCCTCCTTGTCGGAATCGATCTTGTTGATTACGACGTCGTGCTGCTCGTCGCCGTTGGGGTTGACGTAAAAGGTGGAGAACCACACCTTGCCGGAGTTTTCGGCGCCGGTTAGGAAGTCGAGGATACGCTGTTTTTCCTCGATGATGCGAGTCTGTTGTTTTGCGCGGTCGGTTATGCCCTCGGATTTGAAAATGGAATCCCAGTATTTCTGCGACACTTCGATGTGGTATTTGAGCGGCGCGGAGTTGCGGAGCTTCGCTTCTTTGGCGAGGCCGATAAGCTGCTTGATGTTGTACCACTTTCCCCGGAACAGTGCGCCATAATACGGTATGGGGTAATAGGTGCTGTCGGGGGTTGGTACGCGGCAGACGATGGCGAATTTGCGGCAGGTGTCGCCGCGTTTCAGTCGGTCGCGGAGGTCGGCGAAAGGCGAGGCGGCATCAAGCATTTCGATAATCTCGCAGTCGTCGATGGTGGCGAACTTACGCCAGTTGGCGAAATAAAGGCGAGGTATTCGTCCGTTGGTGTCCGCTGGAGCGAAGCGGCAGTAACAGGCTTCCTTGCGGATAATGCGCACTATCTTTGTCGCCTCGGAGTTGAGTATGATGACCGACACGGCGAAGGCAAAGTGCTTCAAATCCTGACACACGCCGAGGAAATAGGAAGGAAGGTCGTTGTCGAGGGTGAAATCCTCGACGGCATCGGCGACAGGTGCGGAGGCTTGGGCGGTGTCGTAGACGAGGCCGGAGCCGTAGCAGACCTCGGCATTGAACATCTGACAGGTTGCGAGGGTTTCGTCCGATTCTATCAGGTCGATAATGTCGAAGGGCATTTGATTGGTGGCACCCCAGGGCATATATGCGTGGGTGTCGGAGAGGGTTGTCGGCGTAATCTCTCCGTCCTCCTTGAACACGGGCTTGGGGTCGGTGAATGCCACCGACGCGCGGGCGTTGGGTAGGATTTCAACTGAACTAAAAATAAGCTGCTCCATAATCTTGTGGGTTGTGGTGCCACAAAATTATGGAGCGAGTATGCGGGGCGAAAAGACGCGGCTATTCGTCCATTATAACCACTTCTTCTATTTCAGGCTCAATATCCCGGAGAAAGAGTTTGTTTATTAAGGGAACAGACATTGATGTTGCCTCTATTGCACCTCCTTCGATAACATTGTTTAATGTTGGTGCCATAATAAAATCCTCGTTGATTTCGGTAGCAATAGCCTTAAATAGATTCCGCTGGGTGAAGTCTTTGAAAGCCTTTGTAATTTCCGTAGGCTCTCCATTGTCAAGCCGAAAACCTACAACAGGGATATTACCATAGAGGGGTTCGATATGTATTGATGCCTCGGCAACATTGGCCAGAAATGTTTCAGTGGTATCCTTAATGCCGAATACAATAGTATCATCATCGTTCTGTAATCCTAAAAACCATTCATATGGGCTTGGCAGAGGTGTCTGATGCAGATATTCACCGACCTTTACTATTTACTCCATAGTGCAGTTGCTTTGTTCATAAAGCAACGAATTAGCTGTCAACTGAAAATTTTCGGATTCATTGATTAGACGCACGGCATTGAACATCGGCTCTAATAACTCCATTGTCGCACTCCCTTGACTAACGATTGGAGTAAAAGCAACCGACCAATGCACCGCATATTTGGTGTCTAAATCAACTTGCAAAGTATCGGGTAAGTCTGTGAAATGTATTTTGGCCTGCAAAGGCGCAAACGCAAATAAAACCAATAGTAAAGTAACGAGTTTCTTCATAATCGGAAAGAGTTTGAGTTATTTGGAGAGAAAGACGCTTACTATTCAGTAGTTAACAAGCTCTATTCCACCAAATACTGCGGCAAGGGCAAAAATCCATGAAAGGATTGAGGGGCAAATAGAAATATATGATGGTGCTTTACCGTATAATTTCATAGAGCTAACAAAGCCTAAAATGAACCATAACGCATAAGTATTTATAAGAAGCCAAGCAATAGGAACCAAATTATCATGTTTTACCTTATCCATAAATAATGAACCGAAAAACACGATAGGGGCAGCTATTATAGGAGTGGCAAAGATGTATGTAGTCCAAAAATACCATCTGGCTACCTTATATCTTTTCGACATGCGATTGCCGAGAAAATATATACCAACTATCGGCCCAACAATAAGTAGAGCAATGATGGTAAATTGGTATATATTAACAACTATGTCTTTGAGAGAGAATGTTTCCATACGCAAAGCTACACAAAATCGGCGAGATACGGGGGCTGATTAGAGGAAAACTTCGAGGCCGTTAATGCGAAAAATACAGACGTGTCGGATTTTTCTGATCTGGCCGGAGGCCAGGAGCTTGAAGTTTTGGGTGCCGGAGTATCTTGCGGCGGCTTTATTGGGGAGTGCGATGCAGTTGTGCAGATGCACGATTTCGCCGTTTCGTTTCCAAAAGGAAATATCCACGGGGTCGCCGCTGTGCAGCATCGTGAGTGCCGTAGTGTAATGGATTGCGTGTGCCATCAGTTGAAAGGATTTTTGTAGGTGTCGTTATGTATTCGGTCGGAGTATCGGAAGCCGCTGTCGGGGCGCACGGAGGTGCGGCGGTAGGTGAATTTAACTTTGTTGAGTTCATCGTCGCCGTCCTGAACCTCACTGGTGCTGTCGGTGATAAGCACCGGGGGAAAGGTTTCGTTAAAGAAATCATCGTCGTTATACGGGCGGTCGACAATGCGCACGTCGCGCGAGGCGAAAAGCTGCGTAAGCCATCGGGCGGTATCGAAAGAAAGGTTGTCGGCCTGAAAGTCGAAGGATTGCTCAACGGATTGGTCGTAAAGACGGAGAGTGTCGGCGCAGACGGCCTCGGAGCGTTTCACTTTGGTTTTGGCGGTGGTGTCGCCGGTTAGTTCGGCCAGTTCGGGGCAGTTGAACATATTGGTGAACCAGAGCCGGAGGTCGGGGGTGGTGTCGGAGAAGTAGACGGTAAGGGAGCGTCGGCCTATGTCGACGGTTACGCCGAGGATTTCATAGGGTGTGGCGTTAAAGTATTTGGCGGTCTTCTCGTAGAGTGCGGCACAGCTTACGGTGAGCATGGCGAGGCGGTATTTGTCGCCGTAGCCGGTATATCCATCGGGAGAGAATATGACGCGGATAAGGCCGGTGTCGCATCGGCGAGTGATGATGTGGTATGCAATCAGTTCCTGGTCTTCATATTTGAGAGGCGGCACGACGTAAAATAGCGGCACAGGAATATCGGGCGTGGCGGTGATGATGCGGCGCGAGGTTAGGAACTGCTGCCATATCACGGCTCCGGGCTGCAGGTCGGTGTGGCGGTCGCAGTAGAGGATAGAGAAAGTACGGGAGGCGGAAGTGGCGTCGGCGGCTCGTGCCGTTAGCCGGAATGTAGCGAGGGGCTGCTCACGGAGCGACATTTCGGTTTCGATGAGGGAAGCGAAATCGTGGAGGGTAACGATGCCGCCGTATGGGTAGTAGGTTTCGGAGAAAACAGGGCTTTCGACGGTGCCGGAGAGTATAAAGAGCGATATATCCACGGAGGCAGCGGAGGTATTCACGGTTATGCGCTCTACGGCGGAGGAAAAAGCGAAGTCGCCGAAGTTGAGTTGTATCGATGTTGCCATGCCGCAAAGGTATTGCTCCCCGGCTGCCGGGCAAAAGACAGCCGAGGGCGGCGCGGTCAGGGGATTGCGATTTATCGGGATTATAAAAATGAGTGGGGAGAGAGGGCAAAGCCGAGGGCGTTAACCCTCGGCTGCGGCAAGCTGCTTAAGCTCGTTGAAATGCTGCTCGGATATTGATGCGCCGAGTTCGCGCTTTTTCCAGAGCATGAAGCGCATTGCCGATTGAGGGGTGCGGCAGTTGCAGCCTATGTTTTCGTCGGGCATCACGCCGAGAAGGTAGACGTAAAATCCGTTGTTGCGCGAGCGTTTGAACACCAGGAGCTTGCTCTTTTGAGCGGTGGCCTCGGCTGCGGCTTCGGGCTTCTGTTCGGGGGCGACGGGGGCTGTGGCCTCTTTATTGGCTGCGCTCTTGCGTGTGCGCTTCTTTGTCTTGGCGGTCGATGTGGCATTGGCGGTTGCTGCTGTCGTGGTGGTGGCTGTAGTTTTCATTTCTTTGAATTTTAGAGGGTTTGTTACTTGCCCCTAAGGGCTTATTGAATTTTTACGTTGCAATATCAGGGAGCGTTCAGAAAGCGGCGAAGCAAAAATTTCCAGTAAAATTTCAGCTGGAGGCCGCAGATAAAAATGAAGCTGCAACGTAGCGAAGCGAGATTTTTATTGAAATTTTGCGCAGAAATCATCGCCTGTTTTGCGGCGGTGCGGTGAACCCTACCTTTGCGACAGGAAAAAACACTATGCCCTGACGGATCAGGAAAGTTACAGCCGTCTAAAACCCGGAGGGAGAAAACTTGCCTCCGCCACTGCGCAAGCGCGCTGCCTCCCCGACCGATATAAACAAGCACCCGGCAAGGGCGTTTCCGATGAGTGGCAAGCCCCCCGGCTACGGCAGCCCGGAACGCAACGGCGCGGTCGCCCGGCGGTGCCGAAGCGGAGTGTTCAGACCTTTGCCAATAACACCGATGTTAATGTGTCTTTACGGCGTGGTGTCCGTTGAGGATATGGCCGCTGCCTCGCCCCAGGCTGTGCGCCTCGTGTCTGTCGGGAAAAAGCGTGTGCCCGGCAACCGATTTCCACCGTGCGGCATCGACGGGTATAAGCAGCTTGCCGCCGAGGGTCGGTTTCGGCGCGCCTCTCTCCCCACGGTGTCGGAAGTTAAGAGTTGAGAAAGTTTTCACCGGCATAATCCGGCGGAGTATGGAAAGATGCAATAGTTGGCGCGGAGCGTGTCGGAGCGGCAATAGGTAAACCGTGGCGGATTGTGTCGGCAAAAGGAGCGTGGGGAAAGGCTCGCCGGTGGTGGCGAGCCTCACTTTGGAGGTCGTGATGTTTTATGCAACTTCGTAAACCATCGTGTAGTCGGCGTTGCCTACCATATCGGCTGCGCGGTCGGAGGCTTCTTCTTCGTTGCGGGCTTCCACATATACCGTCTGGCTGTCGCCGTCGAAGGTGATTACTTCCACTTGGTATTCTTTCATGCGGTTGGAGCGAGAGGTGGTGCTTGCTGCGAAATTCATTATATGTGTCATTGCCGTAAGATTTTGATTGTTATTACTGTGCGCCGGGGCGCGTTTGATTTTTACGCGCAATAAGGAGGGAAGTAGAAAGAGCGCAAGCGCAAAAATTTCAAGCAAAATTTTACCCCAGCCGGGGCGTAGCAAATACTACCCCTGCAAGGGCGTGGAGATTTGTAAAAATTTGAGTAGAAATTGGAGCCTGTTTTGCGATAGCTCGGTACGACCTAACTTTGCAAAGTGAAATATCAGATGCGTACTCGTGCGTGTTTACAAGTAATATCAGTTAAAATCAGGTCTGCAAGAACGGAAATGGCGCGATATAATGCGCGGTAAGCACTGCCTCCCGACCGTATGAAAACCTATATGTTTATGTTTAAGGATACGCTTTAGCGCTTCCTGTGGAAGAATCGCCCGACGGCAACGGCCATATTCCTTGATGAAGCCCGTAACGCCGAAGCAGCCTCACTCCTTGATTCAACAGCCGATATGAGAGGCCACGGAGATACACACCGCTTTACCCCCGGCATAAACCGGCCTCCAAAGGGAACAGATAATAACGGCACAGCCTTATCCACGCGACAACGCCGACACTCGCCGCCGCTGCCGCTTGAAAACGACAAGAGCCACCCCGAAAAATGGCTCACGCGATAGGGATTAAAGCCTTTCAGTCGAGATATAAGCTCGATGGCATAGCCACGCAAGCCCGACGACGAAGTAGCATCGCCATAATTAAAAATTGTATCAACAAATTTAGCTGCAAAAACTTAAAGTAATCCGTTAATCTAATCAACTATTTCAGAAAGTTTTGTTTTGAATTCTTGGAGTTCTCCTAATGCGGAAAATTTATATCTCACCTCGTGGGCTTTAGAGAAAAATATATACGATGGCAAAACTTCTAAATCATAGTGAGATAGCATACTATAAAAATCATCTTCACTGACTCGTATATGAGTGCCGCCGAACTTACTGGCTAATGTGCGCCATGAATATTTAGGTGAAGATGTTGAACTTATGTAGAGGAAAGCAACCTCTTGCGAGTATTCCTTTTTGAGTTCCATAGTTGTATTAATAGCGTCTATACAGGGCGCACACCATGTGTTCCAAAAATCAATAACAACAGGCCGTCCGTTGAATTTTGTTCTCATAAAAGAGTCCAAGTCAAAGTCATCTTCGGAAAAGTCCAATAAGTAAGCCTGATTTGCCAAATTTAATAGTTCCTTGTTCTTGTTTAATATGATAAGTCCTATATCGTTAGTAAACCCCTCGATTATATTGGCTATTTGAATTTCAGAAAGAGGAACATTATTTACTTCAATCTGCTCAATGTACGACATGCCAGCAAGCAAATCAAGCAAAAGTTTGGTCGGAGATTCGAGCGCGGGAGAAAGTTTTTTTGCAACATTGTCCTCCCATTCATCAATATCCATATCACCGATTTTATCAAAACCGCCATCAGGAAAGCGCAGAAGGGCATAAATGAACGATTTAAGACCCGTATAAGGCAAACGTTTCAGTAAATTCGAGGAGTAATCAATTTCATTTAAGAAGGTATATGCTTCCATGGGAGGCTCGTCTACTGCAATACCATTCATTCTCTCAGCAGCTTTCACATAAGGCAAAATCTCAATCGCTGCAAACCGACATTTAAGGCTGTTCAAAAACCAAGGTTTCGCATATTCAGGAATTTGACGGTTGCCAAATGCATTATTCAACTGTCCCGGAAGAATGGTGCCTAACTGATAATCTCTAACGAGTTCCCATGACTGATATGCAGAATCAGGTACGTAATAGCTCATATCTGATATGAAATTTGCAAAAATATCGCTTAGTGTAGACCATTCATAGATGGTTAGGGAGTCAGAGCTATTACTGTGATAATCAACAATACTTCCGGCAGAATCAAGCGAGATTACAACCTTAGTCGGATTATTCTGATTGACAGCGACCATAGACCCAAATTGAAAATTATCGTTGACAACTTGAAATCCAACAATTTCTATTGGTGTTTCAGTCGGCACGATACCATGAAAAGAGTTACCTTTGGGAGTTAACTTGTGCGATTCCATTTCCATTAAACCCGAAAAAATTGGGCTTGTTTCCACAAAAACTTGTGTATTTGAGAGCAATGAATCATTGCAATTTAAGGTAATACAAATATTAGAATTACCCAAATGTATATTGGGATCGTGTGCTTTCAATGAATAAGCAGCACACAACAGAGATATGATTAAAACGAAATAGAATTTTCGCATATTATTTGGTATATTGGATAAAGATACGAAAGAATTGTGAGATACACAAATAAAACAGGACGAATCAGTATGTAAATCATTGAGAGCTACTCACATAGGTTTTATCCAAAGGGAAATTCATAACATTCCACATATAGGGAGGGAGGGCGTTTCAGTATGAGGGAATTTCTCCGCTCCAATATAGAGGGTATCGAAAGCATCGGTGCCGTCGGTGCGGTGTTCGAGGCGGTCTTCCTCGGTTTCGGCGAGTTTTTCGCCGGCTTTGTCCTTGCGGAATCCGAGGCGTCCGCGGCTCACCCCGGTGGCCTGTATCGCCAGTATCAGGTCGTCGTTGTTCTGACGGTTGAAAAACGGCATAAGCCGCTGTTTACCTGCGAAGCCCTGATTTATGAGCAGGTATTTTTCATCGTGTCGCATCGGATTGCCGAGGTAGACATCTTCGACGCGCCAGCCGTGCCGCTCAAACTCGTGGATAATTACCCATCGAAAATCCTGGTCGTTGACGGCATAGTTGCCTCCCAAAGCGGTGCTGTCGTAGTAGAACACGACGGTCTTGTTTTGGTGTGAGGCATAGTAGGCGCAGAAGTCGGCGACAAGTTCGGGCAGTTTGCGCTCAAACTTCACATAAAAGGATTTTATGATGTTGAGCCGCTTGCCGAAGGGCTGCCCTGCCACAATCCAGTTGATGTTGGCGTTATAATCCAAGCCTATGCAAATAGGCGCGAGAGGGTTCACGTCAGCGTCCGCTTTGCAGGTTATGAGGTTATCGGCGTCCATAACCTTATCATCACATAAGCTTTTGAAAGCCAAGTCAAGGCTTTCAAAGTCGGAGGCGTTATACTTGTGCCGCTCGCGCATGGAGGAATAAAAACCGTCTTTGGCAATTCCGATCCTCTGACAGAGTATAGAGGTTTGGAAAGTCAAAGGGGTAAGGTCGCGCTTCATCTGCTTTATGTAGTTCTCGCCGAGAAGCTGCAAGTTCTCGATACTGGAGTATTCCTTATAATATACGGCCACTAATCGCATCTGATTAAGGGCGCGGTCGAGGCGTCGCAGATGATTGCGCAGATACGAAGGGATTTCGGATTGGGTGTTGCGGAGGGATTTTATGCGAGATTTGATGCGCCAAATCTCGTAGACGGTAGCCTCGATAGCGGCGATAAGGTCGGAGTCCATCTTCTCGCGGTAATGCAGGAACCACGAGCCGCGCTTTGTCTGCGGCATATCCGACAGTATCATAATGCTGTGATTGAAGGAGTGGTGTCCGAAGTGCGATTTGATGCCGCCGTTGGCCGGGAGGGTTTCGTCTTTAAGTTTGTCGTAGTCGATAAACTTAGCTTCGTCGACGAGCAGCCACGACAGGGTGAGCGAGTTGGACGAGCCGGGGCGGTCTTGCGATATAATAATGGCGATGGAGCCGTTGTAAAACGATATGACGTGTTCGTAATCGTGCGGCTCGGTGATAGGCTTGGCAAAGGATTTCGGAGGTCTGCGCCCGACAACATAGTGAACTCCGTTGATGAAGCCCCAGCGTTTCCATGCGGCAAGCAGACCGGGCAATGTATTGGTAAGTCCGTGCTTGAAGGTAGGCACTACAATGCCGCCGGTAGAGCCTGGCATACGCTGCATATTACGCAACACGAAAGGGGCTGCGATGCTGTCGGTCTTGCCCGTGCGCCGTCCGGCGACGATAACGGTAGTGTTCGCGCCGATAAGCTGCGTAAGGCGTTGTGGGCGGTTGAAGTAAACTTTCTTGTCGGGCATTAGAAAAATTTGGTTATATTTGCGTAATGAAGTTATTCCTCTACATATCAGCACTTATAGCGATAATCATAGGAGCTATATATTTCATGCGTTGGTTTGTGGGATTTATCTCACAGAAGGTTAAAAATGCGTGGATGGGAACAATCTGCACTCTTATTGTAGGTGGTGTACTGTTGTTATTAGTGATGATATGTTTATTCGCTGTCAGCATGAGCTTCGGCCCGGTAAAGCCAGATTAGCATAAGCCGGTATTATCAGATTCATTATTTTGTTGCTCGTCTGGGAACAGCACATTTTCTTCGAGGTCTACTTCCTCGAAGTCCACATCATCAATATCTATAGTTTCGGCGCGGTATTTCTCCAGTAGCGCGTCAATCTTCTCCTGAAGATTTGGTATGGGCTTAATGCCGAGTACGGAAGGGCCGTCGGTGGCGGTGAAAGGCTGCGGAAGAAGCTGCTCCCACGGCACGGCCTGTTCGTCTTCGAGGTCGACGCGGTTATACTTGGCATAGGCCGAGGCCGCGCGCTCCATAGTGCGCGTGTCCTTACGTTTCTTCGCCATAGAGTATGTTTCGAGGAACATTTCATTGCTGCGCCAACGGTGCCAGTCGCGGCTCGCCGCCGACAGCGAGGGAAGAAGCTGCTTTATTATGGCGAGGTCGGAGTAAGCGGTGAATTTCGAGAGCCGGTAGCGGTAAAGATGTTCCTCGACAAACTGGCGATCCTTTGCGTCGGGGTTGGCAATGACCCAGGCGTAAAGGTCGCGTATGCGCAGCACCCGAAGCACCATAGACTCTGTATATAGCGCGTCCAGTTCCTCTTTGGCGGCAAAGAGAGAACGGCGGCATACTTCGAGCGTGTCGGGTTGTTTCTTACTCATCGTCTTCCATGTCAAGGAGGTTGTTGGCTGTGTTGACGAGCGCGAGAGGCGAGCCAACCTGTGCGAGCATCATTTCCTGTTGACGCAGTTTCACTTTGGAAATGGCCTTGCCGCGATGATAGCGGCGCGACACTTCGCTGTCGCGGTGAGAAATGGCGTTGCGCAGCACTTCGGGGGCGATGTCGAGTATCACGGCGATGTCGGAAATTTTGAGGTATATGCTCGCATATTTCTCGATGTCGGAAAGCTGCTGTTCGGAGAATATGATGTTATCGGAGTTCATTGGCGGTGTCGAGGCGTTGGTTATAAAGGTCGTTGAGGGGTACGGAGTGGTTCTCGATAATGTCGAGCACCGAGGCATGGAGATTGGCGAAAATCTCCGGCGAGGTCGAGATAAATGCACTCTCGGCACGGTTGCCGCGAGTTAGGTTCTGCGAAGTAACGACGGCTACGGTGTCGCCGCGCCCGGAGCGCACCAACAGGACTTTTGAATGGTTGTCGGCAAGGAAAGTGCGGTCGACAACCTGCACTATGAAGCTCCACAGTTTGACGGTCTTGTTGGTGGCCTTGTGGTCGAGCAATAGATTGAAGCGCGATATGGGGCGTTTCTTTTTGAGGAAGAAAAGGCGGCGCAGAAATTCTTCGGATATGGAGAAGGAGGTCTGCCACACCTCGGCGGTGCCGGTCTGTTCCAGAATCCACTCCAGTATGTCGGCTACCTGCACGGCATTTGAGAGATACGCCTGAAAAGGGGCGTCTTTGAGAGGCCGGAGGATTTCGGAAATAGAGGCCGTGCGTTTCATTGGGGATTATAGCTGTCGTATTTCTGCCAGTTGGAGCGGTATTTCTTATCGAGGTCGATAAGCTCTTTGAGAAATGGGTAACGCTCGCTGTCGGGGCATACGGAGTTTTCGGCCGAGAGGTTGCGTAGGCGCAGATGCACCTCGCGCATACGCCGGAGCAGTGAAAGGTTCTCGACGTATAGAGCCTGTATTTCGGGCGGCAGGGCGTCGTGGTCGGCGCGTTTGCCGCGCGGCGTGTCGGAGGGTGCAGCGGTGTGGAGATTGTTGTCGGAGGCAATAGACGCAGCTTTCGCGTCCATTTCCACAACCTGCGCATGGGTTAGGTCTGCGACACGGAAGTTGTAGTGCTTTTGCAGTTCGGCTTCGAGGCGCGGCATATCGGGCACGGCCAGGAGGTTCTTATACATATTGACGCGCCCGGTCAACTGCAAGAACATCTTGCAGCCGACGGCATAGTCGCGGCTGTCGGGGTTCAAGCGCAGCCACGCGCCGAGTTTTTCGGTAAATTGGTGGTTCATCATATCTTGTTGTTAATCCCGGCGATAAAGACGAGGTTCTTGCCGGTAGGCTGAAAGAGCCGTTTCATTGCAAGCATCGTCTGGCCGGTGGTAACGAAATCATCGAAAACTATAATGTTCTGCTCCGCAGGGCATACATTCATTTCAAAGGTCGCGTTCACCCGCTGTTTGGAGCGGCAGAGCGCGACATCTTCATAAAAAGGTATTGCGAGTTGACGGGCAAGGGCGGCGGCAACGAGCGAGGCGAAGTTGCGCTGACGGTGCCGCCGTTTCGGGGTGGTAATCACCGCCCAGCCTCCGGCGGCGAGGTTATTGCCGAGAACATCGGCGAGAAGCGCGGCGCTGGCCCCGGCAACTTTCGGAATCATAGCATCGTCGGCCTTTATTTCAGAAAGCGTTTTGCCGTAGACGCTCCGTTTCCACACGGCAAGGAAGAAAAGGCCGGTACGGTATGCAAGCATGGGGCGGCTCTGAAAGTCGCACCTTGCGCCATCGTCGTGCGCCCACTGCTGCCGTTTCTTTACGGCAAACAAGTCGAGAGTTGAGGGTCGATAGTTTAGAGAATCAGATAAAACGGCGGCAGACGGCGTTTCGAGTTCGGGTGTCGTTATCCCACGGATAATCTCGCCCATGTCAACCGCGCCGCTACCGTCGTAAGGGGAAGCCATCTATCAGGCGGCCTTTTTGGGGTTGATTATCCCGTCCTCGGTGATAATCTCGCCATCGTAGAAAGGCGCGGGCACCTCGTCGGAGGCCTCGACGTTAATAGTTGTCGAGGTGGTGCCGGAAGCTCCCTGGCCGTTATCCTGGTTCACCGTCGTTTTGGTGAGCCACTTGTCGCAGCCGACAACGCGGTAATTGTCGTTCATATCCTGTACGATAAAAACATTGTCCGAGTTGTTGAGGTAAGCCGCGGCAGCGGAAGCCTCCGCGCCCACGCCGGGGTGTACGGCGACAAGTTTGTTAAGCTGTGTCTGCGATGGAAGCTCGCCCTGCGGCTCGGAGGTAAGCTGCGACTTGTCGGGGAGAATGTCGATGAATTTCCATTTGGCGTCGGCTTTGAGGGTGAAGTCGCCCTTGTATTTGGCCGACGTCGCGCGTATGCCGTTAGCATCGCGTTCAAGGAGCGGCCAGCCCACTATCTCGCTTTTGGCGAGATAGTAGATGCGACGGCGCACACCGGCGTATTCGGGCGTTCCCTGACACCATGCGAGGCTCTTTTGAATGTTCAGGCAAGAAGAAGCAGCGGTAGCCATAGATTAAGCGGATTTGAGTTTAACAACTTTGAGGAAGCGGCGGTCGATGCTTCGGAACTGTGTGCCGAAGAACATAGCTGCGGCGATAGTCATAGCCCACGGTTCCCAGCGTTTGACCTCCATACGGGTGAGGTCCGACATATTGTCGTAGGCGTAAAGCATATTGGAGCCGGGGGTGAGGATATACTTGTCCGTACCTGCGAGGCAGTCGAGGGGCACGATTGTGGTCTTGTTGAAGCTGCCCTCTACAATGGGCTGCTCGTATTTCTTGTTATATGGCACGGAGTTGTGGGTAACAAGGTATGCGTCGTTATAGAAGTCGGCAAACTCCGGGTCGCAGAACAGGAACTTGTGCTGCTTTCGCAGATGAGGGTCGCACGAGCGTTCCACCTCTTTTGCGACATCGACGGCGTTAGTGCCGTCGACAGCCTCGGTAAGCTCGATGAGGTTGTTTTTGGCTACGGAAATGTTGCCGTCCTCCATTTCGCGGTCGAGGATAGTTCCCCAGCCGTCGAACAGGTCGGCAGTCGTGTCGCCGTCGGGGTTGCGCCTGGCGGTGAAAAGAACCTCGTGCAGGTGGTGGCCGAGCGAGCGCATGACGGCGGCGATGACGAGGCGCGCCGAGGGAGCCTGCATCTGTGCGTCGCCGAGAGTGGCGGTGCCTCGCCCTAAAAGGGTCTGAATGATTTCCAGCGGCTCGAAGTCCTCGCGCACGTTGCCGAGGTAGGAAGTAATCTCGCGGTAGCCTGCTTTGGTGGCCGACGCGCTGCGGCGGTCGCGTCGGTAAGGGGCGAACTGCCCCGCGCCCTCGACGGAGGGGAGCTTTGTAGGCGCGGTAACTCCGGGCATACCCTGCATATATTTCAGGGCTTCCTCACAGGCAAAGAGCGGCATGAGGAGAAAGTCGTTCTTCCACTGGATAGCCGCCCTTTCATAGTCGGGGTCGGTGATTTGGATAGAGTGAAGTAAATCGGGCATAATGTACTTGAATTTTGGTTACAGAGGGAGGATTCGCGGCATAGAGCTTACGGCAGTTGGTCGTAGATCTCGCGGGCGCGTCTGACCGATGCGCTGAAAGCGTCCATAGGGGATTCGGGCTTTTCGGGCTGCTGCGAAGTGCTGACGATAGCGGAGGTGGTTTCCGCCGGAGCCTTTTCGAGTTCAGCAACACGGGCTTTGAGGGTGGCGATTTCGGTGTCTTTGGCCTTGATTTCGGCAGCGTTGCCGTTCAGAGCCTTGTCGATTTTGGCAAGCTGCTCCACGGAGAGGCTTGCCGTGGCCTTGTCGCCCGAAAGCTCCAGAGAATCGAGGGCGAGGGCGGCGCACAGTGCCGGGAAGATGATAGTAGACATTTGGGGAGTATTTGATTGGTTATTGATTACGGGCGTGGCGGCGTTGGAGGCCTTGAACATAGAGGCAATGGCCGCGAAGAACCTGCCGAGGCCGCTTTCTCTGTCGGCGACGGGCACATTGGGTATAGGCATACCGGCAGCCGCCATCGCCGAGGCGGTGGAATCGGTGAGTTTGGGGGCGGTGTCCTCCGGCTCGTCGGTTATTTCATCGACAAAACCCCATTCGAGGGCTTCTTTGGCCGAGAGCCAGCCGCCTACTTTCATAAGGTCAAGGAGTGCTTTGGGGTCTTTGCGGCATTTGGCGGCGTACATGGCGGCAACTCCGGCATCGAGTTTGTCAAGGTCGGCTTTCTGCCTTTCGAGGGCAGAAATGAGGTCGGCCATCTGGTCGGCGTTGAGGCTCGACCATTTGAAAAACTCGTTGGAGCATTTATGCACGAGGTACCAAGCGGCGGTATCGATGCTGACGTGCTTTGCACCGAGGGCGGCGATAGTCGCTGCGGAGGCGTTCATGCCGACGAAATGCACCGACACGTCGCCGTGCAACTTGAAGGCGGAGGAAATAGAAAGTGCGGTGGCGAGTGAGCCGCCTGTGCTGTCGATAAGCACGTTAACGGGTTTCCCGGCGTTTTGGGCGAGTATGTAGTCTACATAATCGCGGTCGAAGTCGTAGCCTCCGACGAAGCCTTTCAGATGCAGGTTATATTTGGGCTGTGGCATATCTTAATCGTTGTTTGCCACAAAAGTATATATGTGTTTTCCTCCCGGAAAAGACGCAAAAAAAGCACGGCCAAAGACCGTGCTTGCATATAGTTTAAGATTTTGTTATAAAAGCTCCCTCAATTTTTCAGGGTCGGGTAATGATTTTTGTAATTCGGGAGGTAGCTCGTCTGCAGTTTTATAAGTTGCCACACCCATTGGCGTAAGGATATTTCGGAATGAAAACTGTACTACTTTTTCATCTTTATCTTTACATAAGATAATGCCGATAGACGGATTTTCATCAGGATTCTTCACATATTCATCAAGAGCCGAAAGGTATAGGTTCATCTTACTTGCATACTCGGCCTTATATTCGCCCTTTTTGAGTTCAATGGCAACAAGGCAATGGAGGCCGCGATGAAAGAAAAGCAGGTCAATAAAAAACTCTTTCTCTCCGACCATTACCCGGTACTGGTTTCCCATAAAAGCAAAATCCTGTCCGAAAGCGAGGATAAAGTTCTTGATATTGTGGACTATCTGCTGTTCAAGAATACGCTCGTCAAAAGAATCGGGGTCTTCGATGTTTACGAAATCAAGAAGATATTCGTCCTTAAATGAGTTAAGGGCACGGCTACGCAAATCGGGGTCTGCGATTGTAATAGCAAAGGAAGTGTTTGTAATCTGTTCGCCTTTATAATCTCCGGCTTTAAGTTTGTATCGCAGTTTATCAACCGACCAATATTCGGTAGCGCATTTTCTTATATAGTATAATCTCTCTTGGAGGGATTGAGTCTTTATAAGAATATCGTAGTGATGTGAGAATCCGATGCTTAAAAACAGGTCGGTTTCTTGTGGGGTAAAATCGTCCAATGCTATTGGACGATTTATAATAACGCCCAAATCAGGCTGTTGCATCAAACCGTCCAATGCCGTTGGACGATTTGAAATATATTTTCACCAGCCCTCATAAAATGTACGCATACGTTTTATGCCGGATTCGGAAAAGCCTCTGATTCCCGGCAACTCTTTTTGAAGAAGTTGGGATATTTGCGCAATCGCACCGCTTCCCCATTTTGCGTTACGACTGTGAACAGAGATATACTCGCCCACATTATAATACAAAGATAGCTGCTCGCGGTTTGCGAGTTTTGCGGCATTATATCTGCTGACAAGCACGGCATTCTTGATAGCTTTAACAGCTTCAAGAATTTCACTATAATTTGATTGGGCGAGATTCATTTCCATTGTAATTACAAAATTACGAATAAATTATGGGATAGACAAGTGAAAATCACGGGCCGGCTTTCGCCGACCCGCCGAGGGAGAGGCTTACGTCTTACCAATGGCGGAACACATAACCGTTATCCATATAGTAGTCGTACATGAACAATTCGCGGCCATAGGCGGCATAGTCGAAATAGTTTGCGAGATTGCCCATCATGCGGTCGAGGTCGTAGCACTCGTCAACGATATGCCGGGCAAAGGCTTCCTCGTCCTCCCACTCGCCGCAGTAGCAGTCCTCGAAGTGGTCGAGGCTCTCGCCACCCCACTCCACGAAAGCGTCCACGGCCTCCTTGTCGTGGATTTCCGACAGCCGGATATATTCGGCGATTTTATCCCATGTTTCCTGCCCCATGCAGCTTTCGCAGTACCACTCACGGGGGAATTTCTCGTAGTCCTGGAACATCAGCTCTGGGTCGTTTTCGTCGGCGTGGCAAGCCTGGCAGAAGTTGATGAAGTCCTCGTAGCTGTCGAAGGTGGAGAGGTCAACCCACAGGCCGGAGAGGTCGCCGCCGTTGTATTTGGCGTATGTTCCGCAGTAGAGCGACGGATTTTCGTCGCGGTAGTCGGCCTCGTGTTCGGTGATGGCCTCGCGCAGCGATTCGGGCGTGTAGTCGAGTTCTTCGAGGCGGTCGATGATAACCTGACGGAGAGGGAGGCTGGCGTTAAGAATTTCTTTCATGTCTGTATGAATTGAGGGTTTGAATGAATGATTTCGTGTAAAAGCTCTTTCTTTTACGCTGCCCTCAAAGTTGCTCCCGGCGGTGTTCCAAGACAAGGCTCTGAAAGAAAATACGCTCTGCAAGAGGAAGATTTTCAGGAAGATGCAGTTTAGCCTTGTCACGCCGCAGGGAGCTATTAACTTTGCGGGGTAAAAGGAAGGGCGCGAAATCAATCATGCCCTCGATTCACAATGAAAGAAAATCAGCCAGCCGGGAGTGTCGGGTAATCGACAGCCGCGACACATATAACAGATAGCCCGAACCCAACGGGGGCATCACCGACACCGCCAACGGCCATACTTACAACCGCACATACGCCATACAACGGCGGCAACGGAGGCGTTGAAATCTCCACCTGTTACCACGGCAAAACATCAACTCCGCGAGGCTTGCCCTGCCGACAACGATTTATGTTCCATACGGAGAGAACTTACCACAGCCAAACAGCGAAAGCCAAAGGAGGAAGGAACAGTGCCATATATAAAAAGGAAAGTCCGCCACAAGGCAGACCGTCCGAATAATAATAATGAGTGGGAGAAGCGTGAGCCTGACGTCCACGGCTGCAACTGCGGAGCACAGTGCGAGGAAGCCCTGCATATAGTCGCAAGCTACGGCCACGCAGGGCAATGAGTGGCTTCGGATATGCCGCCAATGACCGCATTATCCTATCAACGGCCACATAAGGGTAACAGCCATGTGTTCCAATCCTGAAAACGCAAGCCTTCCTCGGTGGGTCGGCGAAAGCCAGCCCATTCAGAACACGCATGGCAAAAGCGAGCGTTGCCCCACCGCCTTAACCTCAATCTCCCACACGGCAGGGTCGCCACCGGGAAGCCCCGTCTTCCTTGTGAGCGACACTTTGGGAAATGGCGGCTCGGCTGCGCCTATCAGCCAAGACCTGCCGCTTACGTCGGTAATGACAAACCCCATCTGAATATCGATACGCAGAAATTTAGATGTGCGAAATTTCAATGTAGCTGTTTCTACGGGCGCGCCGTGGCTGCACTCGCTGACCGCCTCGGCAGTAGCGTTTACAAACGGCACTGCCTCCACATCGGTATGGGCGGCCACGGTAAGCCCGGCCATAGCCATTTCACGCAGGTTGGGCTGTAATTTCTCACAGTCGACAACCCCGACAAACCGTATGCCGGGAAGCGACAGTTTCGGCACGAGCGGCGATTTCATACCTTTATCGTCTGCGTTATCTTCAGCTCGCCGGAATAGCCACGGGCTTTAAGCTCGTCGATAAGCTGCCGGGGCGTGAAGTTGGCGAGTTCGGGATTTGTGAACACTCTCTTTAATTTCTTTCGTGAGTGGTGGTACTCGCGTTTCGCGGCGTTCACACACTCCTTGCATCGGTAACTCAGGCCGTCGGGAGCCGATGCCATTCTCCCGAAGCTCTCCAGCGGTAACTCACGGTTACAGCCGGAGCAGATTTTGGTTGTTTCAGACATAATAATTACAGATATTGTTGATATAACGATTATTACCTATATTTTGCGCGGTATAAAACCGCGCTGAACTCGGTGCGATTTTTATTCAGTTTTCGTTGTTTTTTCCTTTGTCGCGATGTCGCTTGACATAGATTTTCTTTCTAACCCGGTCGAGGCGTTTCTTGACCGAGTTGTAGTTTGTATCATTGAACTCTATGCCGTGCATCGCCATCCATGCCTCCAGCATATAGTCAATGCGCGAGCCTTTGATGTATGTTTTCAAATAATAGTCGTGCAGTTCGAGGTCGAACAGGTCGCGGAGCGTTTCGACGAGGGCGTTAATGCCCTGCGGCGACACATAATTGAACTGGCGCGGGTCTTTGGCCGGGAAGGAAGGTATAGCCACAGCCACGCAGCCCTGTGGCGCGGGCCGGGGCACATAGTCCGACGGCGGCACGTCGAGCAGTGCCTTAAGACGTTTGGATTCCACGCTGCCGCGCACGAGGCGCACGGTGTACTGCGAGCCGCCGTGCCTGTGGCGGAACCACTGCGCCATAAATGCTTCGAGAGGGAGGTAGATAAGAAAGTCGTTCATATCCGGGTGTTTTAGGTTTATATTTTTATTGTCAATTCAATGGAAATAAGAGGTGTAACCGCCGGAACCGCGCAACCGCCCGGAAGCGGTAAAGGCAAACCCCACGAAGCCATACATTTAAGATATTTTTCTTTCTTTTCAAAAAGAGAAAAATAAGGTAAATCGGTTGTCGGCGGTTGCAAAACCGGCAAACGGTGGCTTGCGGTGGCTGTGCGGTTATCAAATATTGCAGACATTAAAGTGTTGATTTATACCGCGGTGGCGGCGGTGGCTGTGGTAACTGTCGGATTTCATAAGATTTGCCGAAAAAATCAAAAAGGAAGTCTTGATTGGCCGGTGCCGCTCGTGGGTGGCTTACTGATTTGATTTTCATGCTCTTGCTGTTCTTCCTCCGTCATAGCCGAGGTGTCGGCTGTGAGATAGAGGTGATAAAGCTGCTGCACCTGGTCGTAATCGAAAGCCAGTGCCGTGTCGACATCGTAAAGCTGCCGTCCGGTGCCGCCTTCTCCAAACTCCTTTACAGGCTGTCCGTACTGGTTCATCTTATAGAACTTGCGCTTGACAATGCCGAGGCATGGCGCGGAGCGTTCAAGATACTTGCGCATATCGTCTTCGGAGAGTATAAGCTGTTTTGTCGAGCGCGCCTTGTCGGTCTGATAATGCTGAATAATGCGGCGGTCGCGTATTATGAGTATATTCTTCGGCTCTGAAAACTCTCTTGTCGCGGAAGTGCCGTGAAGCCTCAGGCTCGACACATTGCGGTTAATGCGATAGTCGCCCTCCTGGTATAGCCGTCCTTCCTGGTAAAGCACATGAACAAAGTTCCAGAAAGAGGCCACTTCGTCGGAGCGTTCTGTAATCGAGTGCTGTTCCAGCAGCATATCGACGTAGATTTCAAGAAGATTCTCGTAAGAGAAAGGCACGGGTAGGATTTTTTCAAGCGTCCTCAATGAGGCGAGCACCACAACCCAATTCATATACATACGGTCTGACACGGTTTTGCCGTTCCGGGCGATACGGTTCACCACCTCTGTACGGGTAAGTGCGCAGAAATGGGGAAAATCCTCCACGAAGCGGTCGCGGTGTCTTATAACCTCCATAGTAAGGTGGCACACTCCGCGGCGGTTCAGCTCCATAAGCTCGGCGAAGCGTTGCCGTTCCTCCAGTGTGTATGAGGTCTTGTTGACGGTTATGTGCAGGATACGGGTGAACAGGGCCGGGTCGATAGTCGGCATTTCCTGACCCGACAGGATAACGCCGCAGTTCACGTTGACACGTTCCACATCGCCGTCTTTCATCTTGCCGCGTCCTATGCCGTCCCACATTGATTTCAGCAGTTCCACCTTTCTCCACTCGATAGAGTTCTTGTATTCATCGAAATGCACAAGGCAGTTGGCGGTTTGTTCCAAAGCCTTGTTAATGGCCGGGTATGTTTCGCCCTCGTAATTTATCGGCTTGTTCGAACTTGTAAAGAAGCCTTTCATCGCCTTGCCAAGCTGTGATTTGCCCGATTGCGGCTTGCCGAAAATATTAAAAATCGGGAAAAACTCGAACTGTTCAAAAATGAAGTCACGGAAAAGCGTGGCGAAAATGAAAGCTATCGCCACTTTGCCGTTGTCGCCGAACACGTCGACAAACAGTTTCAGATACTCGGCCATCGACACGTCGGCCTTGTGGGTATAGGTAAAAGATTTCTCGAAAGCGAAGCGCAGCCGGTTGTCGCGGTACATCACCGAGAAAGCCGGGAGATAGAAAATGCCGTAACCCCGGAGGCTCACCATTCCTATTTCATCGACGCGGATAAAACGGTCTGTATGAATGCCGTCGCCGTAAGCGAAGAATCCCTCCGGCTGCCAGCCGAGTGTGCGGATACGTTTGGCCGATTCGCTCTTTCTGAAGATGTATTCCTCGACGCGCATAAGGTCGTCGATTTTGCCGAGCCACACATAACGTCCGGCAATGTTTATCTTCTTTCTAAATAGAGCGAGATTCACGAGGTCGTCCGGCTCCAGAGGTATTATGGCGTCGTGGCCCAAGTCGTTGACAATTTTGTAAAGCCTCGTCATCGAGCCTTCATCGGGAATATCGTACATAGGCATCAGAATGAAGTTTGAAAGTCGTATGACCTCGCTCTGTTTGCCATAGGTGCAGTAGCAGTTGTTGGCTATAAAGAACCCGTAGCGGCTGAACAGGTCACGCTCGTTCTCGCTCTCCGCGCCCTCCTTGCCCGATTCATTGCGCTTGCGCATCTGCGCCGAGTTAAAGGCCAGTTTCCAGGCGGTGCGCTCCTTGTATTTCTTAATAAGTTGTTCAAGATACATGGAGGCGAGTGTGGCGTCCTCTATGGCTGCGAGCATGGCGCACAAGTCCTTGATAACCTCCGTGCGTCCTAACTGCGTCGTGGGGGCGAGAAATGCTTTCTCGGCATACCACAGCACAAAATCCTGTTCTTCGAGCGAAGAAAGGATAGCCGGAGTGGTGCAATAGCTGTCGGGGTCGCTCTTTTCAGCTCCGTTGTCAAGCGGAATCTCGCGTACCACAACGCGGAATCCGCGGTCTACGGCCTCGCGTCCGTTCTTCATCACGGCCTTTGTCCCCGGCGAATAAATCTCGCCCTCTTTGGGTATATCGCTGTCGGGTATAAAACAAAGAGTGTCGGAAATACCTTTAATGGCCTCGAACTGCGCGGCGGTCCACTCCGTGCCGAGGGCGGCCACTGCGTTGTCGCTCCCGACAGACTGGAGGCGCAGCACGTCGGGAGCGCCCTCCACTGGGGATTTTTTCATAACTGACTGGCTGCGAAATCGTAATACGCTTGAATACATAGGTATATGGGAGAAAGTGTATAATCCTATTTATCTGCCTATGTAAGAGAGGGGGTAAGAAATGACGAAGACTGATAAGAGATTTTGGATATTGCTCATCCCTATAATTATAATATCCTGTAATAGTAACCCTAAGGAAGCAGATACAAAATCTGCAAATGACTTTCAGAGAGTCGATAACTTTATGCTGCTAAAGGCAGTGAACCAATCAGTTGATGATGTCACAGATGAGATAACGGTTGATACGATCATCAACGAATGGCATATACGATTCAAGCAGCTTCCCAATGAAAGAGTGATTAGCAGACATTTTGATTATGCCGATAACTCGTTGTTTGTAGATTTAGAGAGTGTTTGAATTTAAACCAAATTAAACATTATAAGCATAACAAACCCTCAATCAGAGTGTTTGTAG